CACTTGCTATTGATGACCGGCAACCACGGGGCGTAGGTGTTCTGCGAGCGCCAACTAGACCCGATGGGGACGATGTGGTCATTGACGTGGCGGTCAAACACGGGCTGAGAGGCGAGGGGCGCGGGGGTGTACCCAAACACGAACTGCGTCGGAGTCATGCGCGTGGATAGGTCGCCGGGGGACATCTCGTTGAAGTGCTCAACGGCGTCCTCAAGAGCCCCATCAATCTCAGAGGCGTCGATAGCGGTCTCTCTCGAGAACTGCTTGTCGGTCAGCTTCCTGATGGACTTCTTGTGCGTGTAAGGCATTAAAAGCTCGCCGTCTGGGTGGAGGTGCCCCAGGCCCCGATGTTGCGCTTGCTGGAGCCAATGACCTGCACATTAGCCGCAGCCCCCGCGTTATCAAACACCTGAGCGCCATTGACGAACGTGCAGCCGGTGAATACGGCCTCTCCACCGTCATCCACTTTGATAAGGCTACCGCCATTACTGGCCGACTCTCGCCTGAACGTGCAGCCAGAGAATACGGCCCGGACTCCGCTCTTAACGTGGACGATGGGCTTGCCCTTGAGCGCATTGTCTGCGCTGAACACCACTCCCTTGACCTCTGTGTCAGCGGAGATGGTCGATGTCTTGGTGGCGGACAGCCTGGAGTTGTTTCCGCTGATGATGGAGTTGGGTTTGCTTGTCTCAAACGGGACGGCACCATCTGCGGGGAGGTTGAAGGTGTTGAGCACCTTCCTGGTCTCCTTGATTGGCTCCCCTTTTGCCCTGAGCTCTAGGCCGTCGACCTTCTCGGCCCGATCGTCCCTGGTCCGCTGGTTGGTCTGAGAGACTTGATCGTCCTCAGTGTTGATGACTTCGCGCTCGCTCATCGTCCGGTCCTCCGCTTGCCGCCAAGGACGCGGTACACCACCTTCACCGACTGAAAGAAGAGGCCCTCGGCCTTGTTTCGGATATGGCCCCACATCATGTAGCTGATCGACTGGCCGCGCACGCTGTCGCTGATGGACAACTGGTTGACCTCCTCACCGCCGGCTATGTAGCGATACTCGGAGGCGCTGCCCCCGGCGGCGCTGTATTTGGGCCCGTTGGCGGTGTTAAACGTCGTGGTGGTTAGGGCCGCTGTGGCGCTTTCCTTGTATCTTGTCCTGATGGTGCCCATGGACTGGTCAAGGATGACCGCAGGGGTGTTGCCTTGCGTGTTGACGGCGTCCGGGGCCGGAATAACGTCAATCACCTGAGACGACCACTCCTTGTAGTCAGCCCCTCCGATGATGTTCATCAGCCCAAAGGGCCAGTTGGGTTCGAGCCTGTAGCTCACCCCGCTCGCCGCCTCATCGTTGTACGCCGGCCCATTGCTGGTCCCCACTATGTTGAGCCCGCGCCCCTTAATCTGGACTCCGCCTTCAGTCTCTATGTTGCCAGACTTGTAGGCCCAATCAACGCACTGCGCCACGTTGTTGTCTTGGTGCTGGAGGCCCCCCAGTCTGGTCTCGCGCCAGATGAACGTGCGAAGCTCGGCGGTGCATGGATTGCCCAGGTGGTTGAGGCCCGTGGCGGTGGGGTTGACCGTAGCGCCAAACACCCCAAGGGCCATTCCGACCGTGCAGTTCGGGTTGAGTGGGTAAAACGGAACATACACGAGGCGGTTCCGCTCCCATGTCCGATACCCGCGAGAGTTCAAAAAGGTGCCGGATATATCAACGTAATCACCCACAGCGGACGGCACGCCCGCGTCAGTTGTCCTCTGCACCGTCCACGCTGTCGGCGCAACGCTAGCGGTAATTCGTTCTGGGGGCAGGAACGACGCAACGGTGGCGAGAGAAGCTGCGGTCGTGATTGGCCTCCAATTCTTCGCGTCAAAGTACAGGCGCACAGCGATGGAGGACAGCGTTGAGAACGTGTTCGTGCCGGTGCCGCAGTTGCGCCCCCTGACATAGTCAATCGGAACCCAGACGGCGCCCTCGACGGAGTCGTCTGGGTCAGACGGAGCGGCAGCGGTGCCAAGGACAGACCCCGGCGGAATGGGGATGGGCTTGCCCACATACAGGAAGTGGTCAGAGTATGATGGCAACGGAATGGAGGTCACCCCGTAGTCAGGCATCCACTGGCCTACTACGTGCCTCCTGTCCTCTCCCGTCTCCACCGAGCGGTCGAGCCCCCCGCCGAGGCCGTAGCGCATGATGTAGACAGAGCGGCTCGTGGTGTCGAGCGACGGGTCTGGATTTAGGGTTCCACGGATGACCGTCTGGTTGGTGAGCGGCTGGCCGTTCTGGTTCTCATACGGAGAGCCAACGATGTAGAGGCTGTCCTTATCCGCGAGCACCCAGGGATTGAGGATGTTCTGCGTGGACCCGACGATGTTCGTCCCTCCGTGCTGGCCCTGCACGATGCTCTCAACGCTCCATACGGCCCACTTTCCATCTCGGTAGCACAGGCACATGTTGAGCCTGGGGAAGGAGAAGATGACCGACTGGAGGTCGTGGTAGTACACGGAGCTCACCGACTGGGAGTCCATAGACATGTTGATAGGTGGTAGGTCGTCGGGCTCGACAGCGGAGGTGGATGCGTGGCCATTGGCCGTGTAGTAGCTCGTAATGGGGTTGGGCATCGAACCGGTGAAGAACGGGTCGATGGCGTCCGATATCTTCTGGATGGCCAGGTTGCCCGCCATGGAGTAGGCGCCGCGCTTGTCCACCCAGAACACGGCCCCCTGCGCCTTGGACACAGCCCCTGGAGACAGGCACCCAAGCCCATCGGCCAACTTGGTTAGCCTTCCGGTGGTGGCGATGAACTCGTTAGACGGCCTAAACAGCCACGTCTCGTCCTCGGTCCAGACGAGCAGGTTCCCCAGGTGCTCTTCGATAGCCGTGATGCTCTTCTCTGACGGCACGAACAGGGTATTCTCTACCACCACACTGGTGGGCCTCCCCACATCGGCGAAGTAGAGGGTCTTGTCGTCGAACACCACGAGCCGGCTCATGAGGACGGCGGCGCCTCTGGGCTTGGGGTATTCGGTCTTGTTCAGATACAGGTACGCATTCGTGAACGCGCCGTCTGACGCCACGGCCTGACTCACGAGCGACGACTCTGAGTACGGCGGCTTCCACATCCGGTCGAACGCGGAGTCCACCTGGGCGCTGCGACCTCTTCTGCTGACTGCGTTAGGGCCCTTGCGCCATCCCCTGAACATGGCAGGGGAGTACAGCATGAGGCCCATGTCCTGGTTCCCGAAGAATAGCTGGTCATCAATCTCAGCGAAGAAGCAGGTGTCCTCGTCGTGCTCGCTAAGCAGCCAGCGTTGGTGGCTATCTAGCCCGACCTGGCCCCCGTCAAACGCTGGACCGCCGCCGTTTACGGCGGTTGAGCTAAAGGCGGTGCCTCCCATCGCCCACGCGGTCTGATAGTGCCCCTTCCACCTTGGCATCTCCGCGTAGGAGTCAGCCGCCTGAGAGAAGCTCGCTGTGTGCGCGTAGATGGCCTCTTCCCACCAGTCGTCTGTGGTCAGGTCGTAGATGCTGACCATGTAGGCGTTGAGGAACTGTGATACCTGGAGCGCGTTCTTGAATGCTGTTGGGGAGACGCTGCCTGCGGTGCTGCCCGTGTAGGCGTCTACGGAGAACACGCTGATGATTTGATCGTGACCAAAGTTGGTCTTCATCAGGTACGAGCCCAGGTGGTTCCTGTATCCCCACTTACGGGTGGGGTTGTTGGGGTCGATTGCGCCTAGTGTGGTGTCCATCTCGGCCACCTGGCCGAAGCCCTTGCGGACCTCCCAGCCGTTCCTGCGCCACAGCATGTTGAGCGCGAACGAGCCCTTTACCTCGGAGTCGGACTCGACTCCTGGGCCCAGGACCTCAACCTCTTGTCCGCGAACAGCCAACGCGACCCCCCTAGAGCCAGAACTCGCCGCTGGTTACGTCCTGAACGTATCTCGCCCCTGCCGTGTTTCGATTCGACAGGTAGTCGATGAGCTCGCGCTCTCTGAGTTGTAGCTGAATCATAATCTGCTCGCTCGTGGCGGCATCAGCGATGGCGTACTGCTTGTATGCGTACAGCGGAATCATGTCGTGAAAGGCGTCGAGGTCATCGAAGTGCTGGTTTGCGGTTCCGGCGGTGAAGTCTGGCTCGGGGCTGTAGAACGATTCGGCCACGTAGTAGATCGTAACCGTATCGCTCAGCGTGCCCAGGAACTGAATCTGGGGGCCAGAGAACAGGTATCCCTGCGGGGTGGACTGAAGGGCCTCGAGACTGTGTACCGCGTTAAATACGGTAGCCGGCGCCCCGTTGGCGCCCTTCGTGTATATGGATATGAGAGAAGATAGCGCGTCCACCGCTGCGGCAGCAGGCNCGTACATAGGAACGGGCGGCTGTGCAAAGCCGGCTATTCCGGCAGCGATAAGGTCGATAACACGCAGCGAGTTCATCGGAACGTCGATGGTGCGGGCGTAGGTGTTGGGGTCGATGTTGGTGACCTTCCGCTTGAACTCCTTATAGCCCACCGTGAGCATCGTCTTGACCTTGTCGTCGTCGATGAACGTCTGGTCTGGCTCGTCGATATACGTTCGGAACAGCGAGACGACTTCGTCTATCGTCATCAGAATCCTCCCGTGCCTGGGCCACGGCCCACCAGGGCCTCGCTTCTGCCCGTAAGGAGGCGCTCGGACTCAGCCATAGAGCCGGCTCTGGTGGCCGCCGCGCTTTGTTCTTTGACGATCTGCTGCTGGGCTCCCTGGGACGCAGGGGCTGCGATGTTGGCGGCCATCCTCTGCGGGTCCAGGGTGGGGGGCTGGGAGCGGGGGAAGACCTTATTCGCACTGAGCAGGGTGCGGTAGGTCTCCTCCGGTTGACCAGCGGACTCAATGCTAAGCAGGACATCCCGTAGGTAGTCCTGGCGCTCTTGGTCCAACAGGTAGAACTCTTCAGTCTGCATGAACTCACCGAAGACCTTTTGGAAGGACCCGATGTCATCAGACATGAAGACCTCAACGCTCGCTCCCAGCCGCGCCGCGTCCAACATATCCCTCGCGTGAGCCATCGCCTGGACCTTCTCGCTGACGAAGGCGTTGCCAGTGCGGAAGCTCATCTCCTGAAGGGCGTCTTGTGGTGTGATCATCCCAGCCTGCGCAAGCTCCATCACCTTCGCGTCGCGGTCCTGGGCCTCGTCGCGGAACAACGAACCAGTCTCGATGAACACCTCCGGGGTGTCCACGATGTCCGTGCTCTGAATGGCAGCGAAGGTCACGCGCCCGTACTGGTCGAGCATGCTCATCATCTTCGCCTCGGTGTAGAACTCCTTCATGAGCTCCAACACGCATCTGGCCATGCCAGTGGTGCCACGCTCAATCAACGCCTGAGATATTTGAAGCTGACTCGTGTCATGACCAGCAAGGGCCTGGATGGCCTTGCCGCTAGTGACGCCCACGGCCCGCTTGCCCAGAGAGACGGAGTGAAGTCCCGCCACATCTCCCATCTCAGCCTGAAGGCGCGTGATGTTGTCAGCGATGTAGGAGGGCAACGGCGCTGCCGCTATCTGCTGAGGCGCACCTCCAGCAGCGTTGTAGTAGATCTTCTCACCGGGCTTGCTGGTGATCGCATGGGTGGATACGCCCGCAGTCTTGGGAACCAACCACTTGGGGTTGCCCATCATCTCTACGTTGTGGATGACCTGGGAACGCGCACGGTTGTACAGCATCTGCAAGTCCACAAGAGGCTCTATCAACCCCTTGCCCCATAGCCGGCGAGGCACCTCCGTGTACCGAACAATCTGAACGGGGAAGGTCTTGTTGGGCATCTTCTTCTGCTTGAACAGATAAGTGCTGCCAGCAACAATCGCATGACGCCCGTCGCGCCAGTAGATGTCGAACACCTCAACACGGTCCTTGGGAGGACCCTCATTGGGAGCCGAGCTGATCTGACCGTAGTCAGACTCCTGCGGAGAGGGAGCCCCCTCAATCTCCTTCGCCTTGCCAGGATAGGCGTCCTTCAAATCTCCACGATCAACATATGATCGGAGTCCGACCCACCGGCTATCTCCAGGGTCAATGACCGACGGCTCGAAGAAGATGTCNTAGGCTCCAACAGCCTCGGTTCTGACACACTCAAGGCCTGGGTCATAGAAGGTGTGTAGAGCGCCAGTGCCAGTTGTGAGAAGCCATTTGATGAGCTCCTCGATCGTGTGCTTGACTTCGTCCTTGTGCCAGTAATAGCGCAGGGCGGTCTCAGATGACTTAGCCTTGATAATGTCTTCATAAGAAGGGCTCGCAGGAAGAACAACCGCGCTCGGATAGGCCAAGGCCAACCGAGACAGGACGTTCCGATAGATGTTGAGCAGCAGGTTGACGGTGACGCGAGAAGAACCCTCGCTCGTCTTCGACGTAATATACGAGCTCAGCCGCTTGTCGTAGGACAACCACTGACGACCCTCTAGGAACTTGAGCGAGAGGTTCCACGCGCGACGCACGGCAACCTTGTCACGACGAGACTCGTCCAGAAGNCCCTTGATGTTCTGTGGAAACTCTTTAGCCATCAATAGGCCCCCGGATCACTGTAGGGGTGGACGTTCGTCAACAGGGCCTCGTCCCACTCGTCCCCAAGGCCGAGGCCGGCCCTCGCGGCCTCCTGCCTTGCAGCGCCGCCCCACCCGGTGGGAACCTGGCCCTGCTGCGCCCCAGGGCTGTTCTGCATGATGGCAGCGAGAAGCATCGGGTTGTTAATGCCCATGGCGTTGAGCGCCGCCGCAGACGTTGGCACCNCAGGCATAAAGAACGGGGCGACCTTGCCGGCGAGACCCGCAAGACTTCCCATGGGGGTCTGCTGGGGCGGCATGGGAGGNGGTGCGTACTGCTGCGGGGCGGCGAACGGGCTGCTCCCGCCATCGCCATAGCCATCATCCAGCGGNTGAGCCGAAAACATGCTCATGCTCTTCCTCCTGGCCTGCGTAGACGATGTCCATCATGGGCTGGTCGTGCTCNACAACCATGACCCTCTCTATGCGCTCAGCCCGCTCATCTGATTCCTTCTCGCAAAGGAGCCAGATGTAGCGGGCCAAAAAGCCCAGGCATAGCGCCCCCATGAGTGCCAGGGTGAGTAGGCAAATCATGAGAGCACTATGCACTAGGGCCTCCCGAATTAGGGTGGGGGTTAATTCGGGACTAAATGGTGAAGCCGCACAGAATCGCGTTCTGATTGGGGTTCGTCGTGACGGTATTGTAGTACCACCGGTAGTAACCCTCGTAGGCATCCACGCCTGCGACGCCAACACCCGCGCGTGCCAGGACGCTTCCGTCCAAGTCCGCGAAGCCGTGAGACTCGAGCTCCAGAACCTTCCACGAAGAGAGCTTGAGGAAAATCATTCCTCCGCCGCCAACGTGACGAGCCGTCTTGATGGGAAGCCCACCATACGACATCCCAGAGAAGCCTCCGTCGAGCTTTCCTGCGCTGTCTCCGCTCGTGTTCATGACGGCTGCGGTGTTGTTGGCTGCACCACCAAACACCGTGACCTGGAACAGAGCAGCGTACTGCTGACGCGCCAGCGGACTGATGAGAATGCAGTCAGGCTCTTGCCCCGAAAGCTGATTCACCTGGTCCATTGTCGCCTGCATACGCGGGAGCGAGAGCGCCGCACGAGTCTGAGCGCCACCCACGACCTGCGTGATGCAAGTGCTCTGGAGCGCCGTGAACGAAAACGGAGCCACCGTGGGGTTGTTGGGGCTAAACCGGTTGACACCGAAGTGAGCGCCAGAAGCAAGGTTCGCGAAGATTCCTCGTGGCTGCTCGTCGAGGTTGTTGGTGACAAGCGTGGCCGGAGCCGCCTGCTGTGCAGCCGAAACCACAACCGCAACTGCGAACCCGTCGTCCGTAACCGCCGTGGTGTAGTTAGCGCCCGCGCCGTCCAGGTCCACAACCTCAAGGGTGATGGTGCGGGCGATAACATCCGTGGCGGTCAACTGAATCTGAACGCAGTTCGGAAGAACGGTGTATCCCAGAGCAGCGTTTCGGTCCACGCGAACGAGGTCAACGAGAAGCTCGGTGCTACCGGAGGCGATAACCGCCAGCCGGAGCGCNTCAATCTTCTCGATGTCACCGAAGCACTCCCAGGTGTCGACAGCCGGAGCAGCACCAGCCGTAGCCTTGTGCTCGTTGAGGAAGCCGACGACACGACCGCCAGAAATCATGGCGTTGTCCGAGGCGTTCTTCACGTCGTTGACGAGCTTGTCCATCTCGGCTTCCATCCAGCCGATGAAGGAGTTCGCTCCACCCTTACCAGCAGCCGACATGGCGGGACCGGTAATCTGGAAACGACCGTAGAGGAAGTGCGCGTTGACTTCGAGACGGCTGTAGCCCTGATCGCCAGCGGGCGGCAGGAGGTCCGTCTCGCCGGCGAACGCGACACCGGTGTTGCGCGAAACGTGGATGGGGATGATTGCAACGCGACCGTTCCAATCAACCGTGGCCTTGGTCATCAGGTCGAGGACCATGACCGAATTGTTGAGCTGCTCTTGGACAGGCCCAAGGTAAAATTCCTTGAGAATGTCGTTCAGTGTAGCCTGTGTGGCTGCCATGACTGACTCCTAAATGTGGTGATGAGAGCGTGAACTCTCTATGCGAAGGGGTTGTTGCGGGCCCACAGCTTACGCAAAGCTGCGGAGCCCTCACTGACACTCTTCAACGGGGTTTCCGCAGCAGCAGTAGCAACACTCCCTCCGCTCTTCTGGGGCCTTGGAGCAGCCTTGGGCTCCTCCAATGCGGCCTCAGCCTCAGCAGGAGTACTCGACGGGTTCTTGTCTAGATAGGCCGATATGGCCTTCTCTTCGACTCCCGCGACCCATGAGGAGTATTGCTCTGCAACCGCTTCCGCCGTAGCTGAAGGGTTGTTGGCAACAGCCTGCAAGATCACATCCCTGGGAACACCTGGGAACTTCTGAAGCGCACTACCAACCTCGACCTCCAACTGCTGACGAGCAAGCTGAACCTCGGTGTTGTAGAGACGGTCCTGAAATTCCTTGAACTTAGCATCGTCCTGAACGGAAGGCTGGTCGTCTTCACCCGCCAAATACCGATCAAGCCAAGCGTCATCACTGGTGTCCTGGGAAGTGCTCTGCACTGGAGCGGGCGCAGGGGCCGACTGAGGCTGTGCGCGGAACTTTTCAAGCTCCGCTTCCAACTCAGCCCTCTCCTCACGGAACTGATTCCGAGACTCGAGAACCTGCTTAAACCGGTCATACGGGACACGGTGGCCCGATGGCACCTCTTCATCCGCTGCGGCGCTGTCATCCGCTGCGGCCTCCAGGGGTGCCGATTCCGCTCCATCCTCCACCTGTGTGTTTACGTCCTCAGTGGGGTCGGACGAACTGACAGCCTGAGCAGGAGCCTCTTCAGCAACAGGGGCGGCCTCGGGCGCAGCCTCGGGAGCATCCGACTGGATGCCCTCCTCGAACTTGCCCGCGATGCTCGCAACTGCTTCTTCGCTCAACTTCATGGCTGTCTCCGCTTATTTTACGCCTAGCGAGGCGAGTCTGATGACGCTGATTCGGTCAGCGAGGCCACATCCGACCGCACACCCCACCTGTCGGTGTTGTCCGCGTCGGTCTTCTTAGGGTGCAATTTGCCAGTGTTCAACTCGAACTGCAACATCTCGTGCAGGTTGCGAGGCTTTTCCTGAACAATCTCCTCGCGCACGTACTCAATCTGGTCAAGGCCCATAAGGCCAAGAGCATGGGCGAAGATCATATCATCGTGCTTGTTCTTCTGGGCCTCTGGCTTGCCGTTGGCGTTGAAGATGAACGTGTTCATCTCGAACTGCATCCGAGGGTCAACTACGTCCATCTTCTCCATCGCAACAAACTCGTGAAGCCGGCTCAGCATCACAGGGCGCATGTTCACGTTCGTCGAAAACCCCAGCTTCTCAATCCACCTGTTGCCAATCTTGTCGAAGCTCGTGCGCCGGAAAATAAAGGCCCACTCCTTCTTCACCAGATACTCCAGAATCGCCAACCCGTAGGTGTTGGACTCCACGACCACCAGCGCGTTGTACTTCTTGGCCTCACGCAACACGCGCTCAGCGAACTCGTGAGGAGCCATGCGCTGATAGAAGGTCGAGCACACGGACGGCTTCTCCTTGTCGGTCACGTCTAACACGCAAAACGCGCTGTAATCCCCGCTGGGAGACCCCGAAGCAACGTCAGCCCCAAGGCTGTATACGCGATACTTGGAGTGCTCCTTGAACACCTTGTACCCCTCCAGCGCCTGAACGTGCGGGTAGATGTGGTCAAAGAACCGCTCGCCGCTGGTGATGAACGCCATCTGGGCCGTGAGCGGGTACTCCTGGAGGAACGTGTGCCAGTTGCCAGCGCACTTGGTCTCGATCGTCTCCTGCGCCCACCAGATACGCCCCTCGTCTAGCCCGTGCTCTGTTGCGAGCTCCTTGAGCTTGGGGTGGATGTACTTGGGCCGCTCCTTGGAGATGTACTCGGCCTCTTCTGTCCAGGGAAGGAACAGCTTTCGGTAGCCGTTCTCCGCGTGCCAAATCTTGTGGGCGTCGTTAACGCCGTTGGCCGTGGTCTCCAGCACCACCTCTGAGTCAGGACCCAGCACCTGGAAGGCTCCGGCGATGGTCTTCTCGGGGTCATTCCAGAACGCGAACTCCGAGCAGTGCAGCGCCTGGTAGGTCTGTCCACGGAGGCCTTCAGAGTTGGCGGTGTCCACCTTGACCATCCCGCCGTGGAAGAACTTTATCTCCCTGACGTTCGACTTCTCAGTCTTGAACTTCAGGAACTCAGGCAGGTTCGCGTAGAAGTTCTTGTAGACCTCAAATATCGCCTCTGCGGAATCGCCACGATGGGCAAGGACGGCCACACGGTGGTTTGGCGTAAAGAGGACTCGCCAGAAGTTCCGGGCAGCGACCGCAGTAGTCATTCCTAGCTGGCGTGCCTTGAGGATGTACGTCCACGAGTTGTCTTCGACCGTTGCCCAGAAACGCTCCTGCGCATCGTTCATCACAAACGGGACCACTCGGCTCCGCTTGTCGATGATCTTCAGATGGCGGTGCGCGAAATAGCGGAAATCTACTGAGCAGCGCCGTATCTCCGCCGACAGCCGGTCTCGAGTCTCGCTCATCCCTAATTAGGGACGCCGTGGCTGTGAGATGTGTTGATCTGACGAGCGTCCTTCAGAAGGTCCAGCAACTCCTCGGGAGTCAACAGGTTCTTCTGCAACGCAGTGGTCTTGGCCAACACAAGGTCACGCTCGGCCTCAGCCTTCTCAACGGCCACCTTGTCGATCAACGCCTGAGCCTCCTGAGAACGGAAGGTTCGCAGCTTGAACTCAGAAGAGGTGCGCTCCAAATACCACGCCGCAGCACGCCAGTCCTTCTCCGCGTGGTACTGAACAAGGTCGAGCATCTTCTGCTGTGAACAATGCTTCGCCTCGGTCACGAGAGCCTTGAAACCAGGACGACCGCCCTTCTCCCTGGGCTTGTACATCCAGGTCTTCCAGGCCTCGTAGCCGATGTTGAGCTCGTCACGCACCATCTTCTGCGTGTAGCCGTTACTCAACATCTCGATGACCTTGTCGGACAACTCTGGAGACCAGCGAGCGCGGGCCTTGGGAGGCTTACTTTTTGACGCCACGACAAAACCACCTTAGCTCAGTGTTACGGTCTGCCGTTGACGTCTCCACGCTGAGCACACGGTGAAACGCCGTGAGGAACTGCACGATGTCCGACCCAAACTGCGGCAAGTCAAAGCCCGCAAACGGCTTCCCGTCCACGCCAATCGGCGCGTTTCCAAGCAGTCGCTTACGCATGGCCACCAGAACCTTCCTGCACCCGCGATGGCGTGGCCTAAGCGACGCATCGTGATACGGCTCCAAGAAGTGGAGCATGTCGTTGACATACCCAAGGGCGATCGACCGACACGCGGCAGCGTTGACGTGCTGCTCCATGTTGCCAGGGTTGTGGTAGAGCACATCAAGAGAGCGCTTAATCTCTCCCAGCCCTTCCGCCAGCATCCCCTCTACGATGTCCGCAGAGAACACCTTGGTGATGTTCGCCTTGTGGTCATCGGACTCAGCGACAGGGGCCGTGTTGAGGTCGCTCAACATGCTCTGTGACGGGACCTCACCCATTGATGTGGTCACAAATCTGCTGCATCTTCGACGCCATGACGGCAGGCCCAATGGCCTGACACTGCGCCATCGCGATGTACAAAGATGCCATCGCAACGTCGTCACCATCGAGCGATGTGCGCGAAGTGACAGAAGAGATGAAGTTCTTCATGTCGTAGCTGAGGTCAGTCTCAGTGAGCTTGACCACGTTCTTGGGACGACCCACAGGGTTCACGGCCTCGGCCTTTGGGGCCGCAGCTTTCGGGGCCGCAGCTTTCGGGGCCGCAGCCTTGGGCGTGGACTTCTTCGCGGGCGCCTTCTTCTTCTCAGCCATCGTCGACATCTCCATGGGAGCGGTTAAGAGCGCGCCTTCGCTTGAGAACGATGCGGGCAAACAGCCGGCTCCTGCGGTAACACGTGTTTCCGCTGTTCCAGTGGCACAACGCCTCGGACCAACGTCCGTACTTTTTACGGTACTTCGCCAAAGCCTGCAAGCCTGCGGTTATAAGGTCACAACCCTTGAGCCTCTTGCCGGGACAGTGAAACACGGGCTTCACCTGCAAGCGGCCGTAGGCGCCAGCGGAGCTTACGGCCACCATGTTGAACCGACTCTCGGTAAAAGACAGGGCCACAACGAGGTCCACGTCAGCACCTGCGCTGTACGCGGCAGAGCCCACGGCCAGGCAGGTAGAGAACCGCTCAGGGGTCCGGTCATGGGGCGCTAGCCACGACAAGGCCGTAGCGCAGGCTAGATACGCGTAAAAGAAGCTCATCGGCGGCCAAACCTCCTAGCGTACTCCGCCAGCAGCATGGCGTCAGCGGTGGCATGAACCACCTTCTGGTCAGGAAACAGCCGCTGAGCTGCCGCCTTGGTCACGTTCTTGTCCCCCTTGGACAAGCACTTGAGCTCCCGCTGCCACTTCCCAGGAGTCACGTCCTCGAACGGAACAGAGAACGACACCAGCAGTCCACGACAGAATCCGTAGCTGGTGCCGAACTTGAACGTGCTCGATACGCCCTGCCGGGGCATGGCGCTCACGCGCTCCAATACAGCCAACGTGGTGCTGTGAGAGAACTCCTCCACGAAGTCAGCCACGTCGTGCTCAGTGTCGCTCAGCCGCATAGAGGCGACAAACGCTCCATCTTTGTCGATGATGGCTACGGCTCCTGAATATCCGGGGTCGATTCCCAT